TTGTCCTCGGGTGCCAGTGGCTCAGATAGCCGTCTGGACCCGAAAGAGAAGGCCGCGGTGATGTTGCAGCAGATGTTCAACAAGGGCGGCTAGTTCCGCACCACGCACATGAGCCACCAGCACTACGTGTTGGTGGTTGAAACTCTTGAAAGGAGTTTGATATGGCCGATATCAACCGGTCCGAAGTCTCAACAATCATCCAGGAAGCCTATTCGCAGACCCTGTTGCAGTCCGCTGTCGCGGGCTCGACTGTTCTGACGGCTTTCCCGACTGTCAACCTGGGCACCAAGCTCACTCACCTCCCGGTTCTGTCGACTCTGCCGGAAGCCGGCTGGGTTACGGAGTCCGCGGACTCCACCGGCGTGAAGCCCACCTCCGAGGTGACCTGGCAGGACCTGACCATGGTCGTCGAAGAGCTGGCTGTCATCGTGCCCATCCACGAGGATGTTCTTGCGGACGCCACCGCCCCCATCCTCGAGGAAGTCACCCGTCGTGCGGGTGAGGCCATCGGCAAGAAGCTCGACCAGGCCATCCTGTTCGGTGTTTCCAAGCCGGCATCGTGGACGTCGAACGCTCTGTACCCGGCCGCGTCAGCCGCGTCGCAGACCATCACCTACAGCACAGGCAACGCCAACGTCGCCGACCTCGTCGGTGGTGTCACCCAGGCTGCCCGTGCTGTCGCGGCGGTCGGCTTCCAGCCGGATACCCTGCTGGCGCCGCTCACCTTCCGTTACGACGTGGAGAACGTCCGTAACTCCCTCGGTGATCCGGTGTGGCGTGATGAGTCGTTCGGTGGCTACAACACGGTCCTGAACCGCAACGGTGCCTGGACTGGAGCCGGTGTGCAGGCCATCATCGCCGACTCCAGCCGTGTTCGCATCGGTGTCCGCCAGGACATCACCGTGAAGTTCTTGGATCAGGCGACGGTCGGTTCCCTGAACCTCGCCGAGCGGGACATGATCGCGCTGCGGTTCAAGGCACGCTACGCCTACGTTCTGGGTCGTAGCNCCACCTCGATCGGCATCAACAAGACGCCGGTTGCGGCTCTGGTGAACTCGGGTAGCTAGTAGTGGCATTCGCTGCTGCCGCCGACGTGACGGCCGCTCTCGGGCGGTCGCTCACGTCGGCGGAATCCGGGGTTGTCGCCAACCTGCTGGACCAGGCCGACGATCTGATCATCGGTTACGGCATCGACCCGGCTATCGACCCGGTTCCGGGTGCGGTAACCCGTGTCGCAGCGACGATGGTGGTGGCTGTCTTCACCAAGCCGTCTATCAACATCGCCGACTACGACGCCACCGGTTATCGCAGCTCGTCGGAAACGGCATCGGTGCATGTCGGTGTCGAATCCGCGACAACGCAGGGTCCGTGGTTGACGAACGCTTTGAAGATGCGGCTGAATCCGTATCGGACGGCCGGAATGAACCAGGTCAAGTTGGCGTCGGAATCGGACAGCTCCGCGGCGGTGTGGCCGGACTTCGAAAGCCTGTACAACACCTGATGGCCGAAGTGCGATTCAAAATCAGCAGCCAAGGTAAACGAGAGATCCGCTACTGGCCCAGCACGGCACGCATGTTGGAAGCGGTGGCCNTAACCATCGCCGACACTGCTAACGGTTCCCTGAAGTTAAACGGACCGCGGGATGTGTCACCGGGTTATGCGATTCGTTCACAGCCTGGTAAACCGAAAGGCACATCGGGTCGTTGGCGTGTATCGGTGACTGCGGTCACCCAGCACGCTATTCGNCATAATGCTATCCATAACACCCTGTTGCGGGCGTTGGGTGGCGCGAAATGACGATCTACAAGACACCGAAGCCGGCCGTTAAAACCGCTATCACCATTTTGGCGGCCGGATTCGGGCAGTACGCCCAGGTTTCGGCGAAAATGCCGAAACACCGGCCCATCCGGTTTGTTCAGGTGTCACGGATCGGTGGATATCAAGACACCCCGATCACCGACAATGCTCGGCTTCTCATCGAGTGTTTCGGACCTGACACCGAAACGGTCGAAGCGATGACCGGCACGGCCCGGGCGGCGCTGCGTAATGCCATCTCCACCATCGTTGATGGTGTGTGGGTGCGGAACTGGTCCAACGAACAAGGACCGGTCGATTTTCCGCACCCGCAGATCATCGACTTGGATCGCTGGCAGTTCCAAGGCGATCTGTCTTTGTCGACAACGACGGCCTCATAAATAACTGAACATCAACTTCACACATAACTGAACATCAACTTCATAACCCAATTTCAGGCCCGTCCCGGACGCCTGAAAGGGGCAACAACAACATGGCCGATTCATCCATCATCTGGGCGCCTACCCGCCCGGATTCCGGCGGGGTGTTCTACCGCGCACCGCTGGGAACCACCCTCCCCACCAATGCCACCACACCGCTGAATGCTTTGTTCGTCGACCACGGCTGGATCGGCGAAGAGGGTATCACCGTCTCCACGCAGCGCGACGTCAAGAAGCACTACGCGTTCGGATCTGACCTGGTCAAGACCACGCAGGGCCAGTACGCCGAGTCGCTGAAGCTGTCGCTGCTCGAAACCGACCCCGACGTCCTCGAGACCGTGTTCGGGCCCTCGGTGACCCTCGGTACCGATGGTGCCGGTAACCGCACCATCCAGGTCAACCANCGCGCCAAGCAGCTTCCCCGGCAGGCGTTCGTCGTTCACACCGTGGACGGCAACAAGGTTCGCCGCCTGGTCATCCAGGAAGGTGCCGTCGTCGACGTCGGTGATATCACCTATGTCCACACCGACATTCTCAAGTACACCATCACCATCGACNNCTACAAGCCGGCTTCGGGCAACCCGGAAGCGGTTGTGGAGTACATCTACGACGCCGGCCACGCCGCCGGTTCGTAACTGGACCCTCTGGTGGGTGGTGTCTTGGGACGGGCCTGCCACCCACCAGAGTCCCGCTAACAAAGCCTGTTCTGTTTTACATGTCACAACTAGGAAGGTCCGTCCCCCATCATGGCTAAACCCATCATCGGCGCTAATCGTAAAGCCGCGAAAATTGAGATCGTGTTGCCCGTGGACGCTAACGGTGACTACGCATTCGACGAGAACGGCGACCCCGTCAAGGGCCGCACACCCGTGGAGTTCACCGTGCCCCGCTTCGATTGCATGACGCGGGAACAATTCAAAGAACTCAACGCCGCCCTGGCCGCCGTAGATGAGAAAAAAGATGACGACGGCGAACCGCTGTCGCCGCAGGATCGCGGTATCGAGGTGGTGTTAGCGATGCTCAAGCCGTTCGTCACTGACGACGAGCTGGCCGTGGTCACCAATTTGCATCTGTTTGAACTTGAGCAGATCGCCGAACGTATCCAAGAAGGTTCCACGATCACTGTGGGGGAATTGGTGGCCTCGACCAGCTCTTAGATGAGCATGGCGGGGCCATCAATTTTGATTTGATGACCATGACTCCGTATCGGCTTGCCGATATCGGTGAGGCGTTCACCTGGTGCGATCTGCGGGATTTCATCGTCAATCTGCCGCCCACCCAGGCATCGGCGTTGTATCGGATACGGCATCCGCAGTCGTGGTGGTGGACTCCGGAAATTGACTTCCTGGGCGCTGTGATGACAGCAATTCAGTGGGGTAACTGGCAGCGCGGCGGCGGCCGCGGCGACAAACCGCAGCCCATCAGACGCCCGGTGGATAAACCCAAACCTGTTGAAGGTGTGGTTCCCACGTCAGCCGAGGACCTGCTGGCACGGAAGGAAGCGTTGAAGCAATCTATGGAAAGGACACGAGGTGGCAACTGAACTCGGTACCGCCTATGTGTCCGTGTGGGCTAACACGGAAAAGCTTGAGTCGCAGATCAAGTCAGCCCTTGAGGGTAGTGGTAAAAATGCTGATGTAGTCGGCAAAGATATTGGTAAGCGGATATCGGCATCGGCATCCAAAGCCATGAAAGATGGATGGCGTCCTGATCAGGATCTCATGGCCGGNATCCCCGACACCAAACTGGACCATATCGGTGCCCGTATCGGTCANNTCATCGGTAAGGGTGTCGTCACCGGATTACGGGCCAGGCAAGCTGGCGNCCAGTTCGGAAACAGCTTCGCTGAAGGTGCGGGCAGCGTCGGATTGGGTGGGGTGATTGCCCGCTGGCATAAAGACTTATCCGGCGGCGGCGCCCTCAATGCCCTCGGAATGCTGGCCGGGAAAACACTATCTGCCGGGTTAACTGCCGCNGCNGGTGTTGGTGTGGCCGGTATCGGTTTAGCTCTCACTAAAGGCTTCGACCGGCTCGAGAAAATCGATGCAGCTAAAGGCAAGCTGAAAGCGTTGGGCATGTCAGCCAGTGAAGTGGCCGACAACGTCAANATTGTTGTCGACTCAGTNACCGGCACCCCGTATTCGTTGGATGCCGCGTTCGGTATCGCCGTCCAGGCCATCGGCGCCGGAACCAAAGACATCGGCCGCTTCATGAAGGANGTCACCGACGCGGCCGGGTTCGCAGGGGACGACCTGAGCCATATGGGTTTGGTGATGACCCAAATCTTGACGCAGGGCAAAGCCAANGGCGGCGACATGATGCAGCTGATGGAAGCTGGCCTGCCCGCCAAGTCGTGGATTGAACAGTCCTACAACCTGACATCGGATCAGTTCGACAAGATGCAGGCCAAGGGCCAGATCACGTTGGACATGATTCAGAAGGCCATCGAGGATCACGCCCCGGGTATGGCTAAGGCTGCCGGTGACACGTTGCAGGGTGCTATCGGCAATATGCAGACCGCTATCGCCCGCGTGGGCGCNGATTTCCTNTCNGCGATTTTCGGTGGCGCATCCGGTGACCCCACCGAGGGCATGAAGGATGCCGTGAAGCGGCTCTCGGATGCGTTGAACAATCTAGATGGTTGGATCAAAGCCCACCGCGACGACATCAAAAACTTTTTCACCGAAGCCAAAGATGCTGCGTCGAACGTGGTGGATGTTGTCGGAAAAATCCTTAACGCCATCAATGAAATCCCCGGCGGTATCACCACGGTCGTTGGTGCGTTCGCGGCGTGGAAAGCCATCGAAGGCGTCCTGAGTCTCGTCACGACCTTAAAGTCGATATCAACGCTTCTTGCAGTGACACTTCCCGCTGATGCAGCTGTCGGAGCCGGACTTATCAGCTCCGCACTCGCCGGCATTGCGATCCCCGCTGCCCTGATAGCTGTTGGTGGTCTCATCGGTGGTGCATCACTATCGGATGCCGTCGACGCTAATGGGGCCGGATCTGAAGCCGGCCAAAATGCTAGGAATCAAGCGACTGCACCTGGTATGGGTGTTCCTGGCGCTTCTCGTGATCCGGCCTTCCAGGCGGACAGCCCTCTCAGCGGGCTTAACGGCGCCGGTTCACAACGCCAACGACGTGGGCTTGCTCCCATCGACCCCACTGGCGGCCTGCTCGGTGGCACTACTGGCGGCGGCGGCACCGGGCGCTTCCCACAGGGAATGCCGACCGGTGCTGAGGGATGGCGACCGTCGGTGCAAAATGCGATCGCCCAGTACGGTCCCCAGTTAGGTATCACGAACTCCAAAGCGTGGGAAGACGCCCTGATTCGGCAGATCCAAACCGAATCTGGCGGCAACCCATTCGCCGATAACCCCCACGACTCCAACGGCATGGGCGGAACGCAGCACGTCACCGGCCTGCTGCAGTTCCTCCCATCGACATTCAATTCGAACAACATTTCCGGCGGCGGATACACCGACCCAAACGCACAGATCGCGGCCGCACTCGCCTACGTGACGAAGCGGTATGGGACCGACAACGCCGGGGCGCCATTGCAAATCGGTCGTGGTGTCGGCTACGACTCGGGTGGCTGGCTCAAACCCGGTGTCACCCATGCCGTCAACAACACCGGTAAGCCGGAGGCAGTTTTCACTCAGGGACAGTTACAGGACATGCGCACCGCAGGTGCGATGCCGGCAGCAGCGGGTTCGACTGCTGAGGCAGGAACTTCAGGCCTATCCAAGGGCATTGATATCGGTGGTGAGGTCATCAACGGCATCATTGACCAGGCTGCTTCGGCGGCTTCTACCGCCGCCAGCGCTGCCATAGCGGGGGGCACTATGGGTGCCGGTGCCGCAGCGAGTCCCGCAGCTGGTGCCGCTGCCGCAGCAGCTATCGGGTTGGGGGCGAACGCCGCGAAGCGTGGCGTCACCTACGGGTTCGACATGCTGGGTATCGGTGCTGACGCGTTGCTGCAGCAGTTGACGCCGTTCGGTATGCCGAGCTGGCTGTCNACAGATCCGGGGGCGTTCGTTCCGCAGCAGGCCATCACGGGTGCTCTCGGGAATCTGATGTCCGGTGGAGCGCAGAAAGCTTCAGACAAAACCCAAGGACAAGACCCTGGTGGTGTGGACCCCAACACCACCGACCACGGAACAGCCGGCGGGCTGCCTCCGGGCCCTATCGACAATTTGGTGGGCAGCGTCAACCTGACACAGCCACCGGACCCGATGGTGAGCAACGCCAACAACTTCCTATCGACGGAGCTGGCGGCCCCGGACGCACCCGCACCGAATCAGCCACCGATGTTCAAGGTGGACAACATTTACACCACCGACGCTGAAGGTGTCGGTAGGGAACTGACGAAACGCGGAAAGTTGGCGCAGATGCAGTACACCGGAAGGCCCGCAGGTGGCTGATACCCGTATCGTCGCCATCCGAATCCGCCGCGGCAACACCGTCTTCCATGTGCATGGTGATGGCGCCGGCCGCGAAGGTGTATGGCTGGCCCAAGGCCAGGTCGACGGCATCTATGACGCGCCGATCAAATCGACGTGGAAAACCGGCGCATTCCAGGTCGGGTCGACGCAGAAATCGGTGAAGCAGCTGCACCGCGATCTCGCGTTGGGTTTCCACATCATCGACAATGTCACCGATTCTTTCGAGTGGAACGAGTCGCTGTTTCGGCAGATCTTCTTCTACGAGAAGGATCAGTGGTCGACGACCCCNAAGGCCACAACCATTGAGGTNGTGACCCAAATTTCGGGTACCCGCAAACTTGATGTGTTGATGTATGAGCAGCCGGNATTTTCGTCGAATGCTGACCCGATTGCGCAGCAGTACGGGAACCTCATTTTGAAGCTGCGGGCCGGGGAACCCATGTGGTACGAGAACGATGTCGTGTCGCAGTTCACCTCGGGGGCAACTTCGGGGGCGGGAACTGTCACAGTGTCGAATCCGACCGACCAGGTGATGTGGCACAAATGGGTGTTGACGCCGGGTGTGTGGACGTTGCCCGATTTCCAGTGGATTGGAGATCCGGGGGAGCGGACCCCGGGCGGGACGAACGCGGCCCGCTATGTCCGAGACATCACGATCACGACCGCCAACGGTGGCGCGGTCATCGACCTGGATCGCAAGAATCTGATGTACCGCGATTTGAACAACACCAACATTTTGGCGCAGATGGGTGGCTCCAAGATTTTCACCTATCCGGTGCCCCCGTACACGCCGGAGTTTCAGCTGCCGGTGTCCTATAAGGGCGCCCCGTCCGGTGGTGCTACGTGTCAGCTGATTCAGCCCCGACGGTGGTCACGCCCGTACGGTTTGGAAGGTGTCACCGTGTTCAACACGGCCTCACCGAAGGATTACACGGCCCGCTTCTCCTATGCCGGTTCGTGGAGTTACCGCATCCCCGATTGGGCGGAACGCNTCGACATTGTGTGCATTGGTGGTGGCGGCGGCGGTGAGGGTGGCGGCCTGGCCGTGACCGGTTCGGGTGGCTCCTCGGCGCCGTGGGCGTATCGCACGATCATTCGTGGTGTCGATATGTCGCTGTCGACGAAGTATTTGTCCGGTGTCATCGGTACCGGCGGACGTCCCGGTAAAGGGTTCGAATTTCAAGGTTCCCCCGCCGACGGGTTCGGCGGCACTAATGGTGAGCAGGGCGGCCAAACGACGGCTGTCGCATCGGGGATGACGTCAGTCATTTCCGCCGGCGGTGCGGGCGGCCTGGCGCAGCCCACCGTTGCCGGTGCCGGTGTCTCCGATTTGGTGTTGAACGGTAAAACTTATGCCGGCTGTAACAGCCAAAGCCTGCCCGGCGCGGCGGGTAACAGCCCCGGCGGTGGCGGTGCGGGTGGCTGGCCCGGTTTGGGTTCCGGCGGCAATGGTGCTGACGGTCAGGTGTGGATTCGCGCCTACGGGTGGTCGGGTTCGTGACCGCAACGTGTGAAGACATCCTGGCTGCAGCCGAGGTGCAGAAGCTGGTGGAAGAACGCATCCGCCACTCCCAGCCGGTCGGACGCATTTGGGATGCCGAGTGGAACTGCCAGCACGTCATGGGCTCGGAATATTCGGCCCAGTTTTCGTGGATCTCTAANGACACNGGNCCNGGGCAGACGGAATTCCCATTCGACTCTCCGATAGCGCAGTGGATTTACGATTACCAGTCCCGACTCGATAAGGGTTCGGGCCGTACCGTGGCCATCACCATCGACTATTGCGGTGCCCGCTGGTCAGGCATGCTGGATAAGTTCGCTGTGGAGCAACGCGACGACGGTGATGTGGTCCTAGTCGTCGATTGGGTTCACGACTACGAACATTTAAAATGGTATTCCATTGTCCCAAATCCGTTCCTGCCAGATGGTTTTCAGGTGCCCCGCGCATGGCTGTTAGCAGGGCCCGTGCCGTGGGTATTGAAAGTTAGCCTATTTTTGGCGATTTGGCGGGAACACAACCCGTTCCTGACGTGGCCTGATGACCCGATGAACGTCAACAATTGGGTGTCCATGGGTTTGGANATTTCGAACTGGCACATCGTGGTCAAACCGCAGTCGTTCATTGAGGCCATCCAGTCCGGCGCGGTGTGGGGTGTTGTCACCTCGAGGTGGCAGAACTTCCACGACATGGCCCACTACATGCTGGAAGATTCCGAACTGTCCATTGTGTGCCGGCGGTACCTTCCCGGCGATGACGCCCCATGGGTGGGCGCTAACCTGCGCTACGGAACCCTGGTCATTGATATCGCCGACAAGTCCGGTGTCATGATCGGTACATCTAACGGCGGCACGGTATTCGACGGGTTGGCCCGNACCACACTGGAATTCGCCAACGATTTCATCGACTCCACCTACGACGTGGTCGCCGACGCGGACACCCCGCAGGACTACTTCACGGTCGGGAAACGCTACACCGACGCCAAAAAGCCTTACGTCATCTTCTATGAGGGTGACACATCACCGGTACAGACGTCGTCGTGGATTTACTCACCATCTAAAGGTGTGCAAATNGAAGTCGGGGGACATTCAGCCCCAGGCGTCAACGAGGCCATCAGCAGCACCATTCAGGCCCTCGGCGACGTGATTGGTGGCCTCGCCCAGATCGGGTCGTTGGGTGGCACCATCGATACCCTGTTGAAGCCGCTGTATGAGGACACGGTCCTGGCGTGGCAGACGTTCAAAAGTGCGGAGCGGGCCAACCACACCGGTTGGGATCGTCTCCACGCCTACTTCCAAGACGGCGCCGGTAAGGCATACACCTTGGCGTCGCTGGCAGTGCTGCGTGCCGGTATGTGGGCAACCCGNACNGTGGTGTCGTGGCGTGTCCAGGTNTCCGACGGGGCACCGTACATGGTGGGCGATAACGGGATCGGNCATTTCTTCCTCGACGACCGNGTCGGCCTGGTGTTGAAAGCGGACAANAAAATCCATATGGATCGCTGCCGGCGTATCGACCTCGCGTGGGGGCCGGAAACATCCCCGGAATGGACCATCAATATCGGTGACGAGCGGATCTGGCAAGACCCCGCCCAACGCGCCCTCGGCCGCATCGAACGCCTCATCGCAGGCCTACACGACATAGGTGTTTGGTGACTGAACTTCCGTCCGACTATCAATCATTCCCATTCGATTTCCCCACCCGGGAAAACTGNGACCCCACCAACCCNTATCAGGCATTCCTATGGATGTTGGTGGCCATGCCGTACATGAAGGGCGCTCAACTGGTACTGCCGGTGGACTATCTGCAATTCGTGTCGAAACGGCTGTGGGACTGCGGTGTCCGGCCCACCGTTGAACCGGTGATCAAATATCAGAAGCCGCTGTCGACGGACGCGAACTGGATGACATCCCCGGGGAGCTGGGTTGCGGCGGATACACCTGACCGCGACCAGGGCCGCCCCGTGGAAATCGCGGTGGACTCTTTGCAGAATCAGCAGCAGGCAGAACTTGTCCGGGAGCTGTGGCGGCGGATGACCCCCGAGCAGCGCCGCATGATGTGGGAGGGCACCGATGACAGCGCCTAATGGAGTGACCCCAGACGGATTCCTATCATCCACAGGTCTGGCGGCATTCGCCACGAAAACCCGCGCGGATTGGGAAGCGGAGCAGCGGGCCGCATTCACCAA